CAGGCTGAAAATGGTAACACAGGGAGGTCAGTTGAAAAGCTATACTACCGTTCCTGCTCTTGAAGCCAATATAGGTCAATTTCAGGATGTGGAAACTGTAGATAGTAAGATAACCGATACTGAAGTAACCCAGAGAATTACAGTTTTTGAAACAGAAAAAGGCATTGCTGATGAATCCTTGAAAATATGGGCATTAGGAGATTCTACTGTTAAATCTGGTGGATGTGTGTTTGCCAATCTTCCAAATATAGACACAAAACGCATTATGTATGTAGAGGAAGATACTCATGTTTGGGAAAAAGGTGGCCATACTATGACCGTAACGCTTGATTATGCCAAGACGGCTGCTTCTATTACTAATCTTTATGCAGTTAAAGATGAAAGCAGCTCTTCGGGATCAGGGTCATCTTCTGGAGGCGGTTCCTCATCCTCAGATGAATCAATATATATTAAAACAAAGAAAGCCAGAGATTATGAAGTTGGAAGTGAAGTGCAATTTAAAGGTGGTTACACCACAGAGTCTTCGGCCGGCGGGAAGATCTCGAATAAAAATGCAGAAGCAGGTACCGCACAGGTCCTAAAAGTAGATGCTCATAATAATACCGTATTAATTGCGACAAAGGATCCGAAAAGCACAACTGTTTTTGGCTGGGTTCCTGTAGATGAATTAGCATAGAAAGCGGGTAAAATAGATGCGTAATACAAGTTTGAAACAGTTAATACAGCAGATCGCAAATACATCAATGCCCAAAATAGTGATTGGAGTAGTAATAACTGTTGATCCAATAAAAATCATTTTGAAGGATGATATCGGTGTTCAGCTTTCAAAAGCTTCATTAACTATACCTTCCGGAAAAAGTCCTAAGGCAAATGAAGAATGGTATATGCTGTCTGTAAGTAATAATAAGATTTACTATTTACTAGATAAAGTATAAGGGGTGAATTATGGCAGAAGAAATAGTTAATAATCCATTTGAAGCGGATGATCTGTCAGAAATGAACCAGATTCACCGGACGTATAAAATGGATTTTGAAAAGAAACGCATTATAGGGATGGTAGACAATGAAGATGCTGCAAAACAAGCTATATTGAAAGCCATGCGGACACGACGGTTTGCTTATAAGATATATGATGATCAGTATGGTTGTGACATATTGAATAAAATTGGGAATACTTCCCTTACAAAAAATTATCTCGATTCTGATATTCCGGTAATGCTTGAAGATATGCTTCTTCCTGATGAAACTGTGATCGGCGTTGGAAATGTGCAATATGAGATGTTAAACAGTGACAGTGTATCTATTCAATGTATTGTTTATACGATATATGGCGATCAGTTGATTGAGGGGGTGATAGCGAATGAGTGATTACAAAAATATTGAAGATCTGGGGCTTGATGAAATAACTGAAGATTATCTGAGAGAAATGGCTATTCAAATGGGAACTGATCTTGGAGTAGATACCAGACAGGGCAGTTTGTATAGAGATTCTGCAGAAGGACATATCCGCCGTACAGCGGATTTTTTTGATGATTTACGAGCTGTTGCTGAAATTATCGGAATTGCGACATGCACTGGATATGTACTTGATGAGAAAATGCTTGAACGAGGTATGCAGCGTAACCCTCCTGATGCTACTTCTGCAAGGTATTATTGTATTTATAATGGCGCCGTTCCTGAAGTAGGAGATGAATTAACATGCTCTGGACATGTGTTTCATGTAGTGACTGTCGAAAGAGATGATGATGACAATTTAATTGTTATTATCGAGTCTGAAGAAACCGGTACAGAAATGAACAATCTTTTAGAAGGAACTCCGGTTATTCCTGAAATAGATGTTGACGGTCTAATAAGCTGCACTCTCGGGGCAATATATGATCCGGCAGAAGATCCGGAGGATGATGATCTCGCAAGGGTACGGCTGCTTAATAAGATAGCTGGTCCTGATGAAAATGCCAATTCAGCCCAGATTAGATCATGGTGTGAGGCTATTGAAGGTGTTGGAAGTGCCAGGGTGATTCCATTATGGAACGGGCCAATGACTGTAAAGGTTGTTATTGCCGGGATTGATGGACGAGCTCCAGCTGCCAGTATAGTGGAAGCAGTGCAGGAATATCTGGATCCGGGAGTAAGCGGGATGGGCGAAGGAGCTGCGCCTATAGGACAGTTCATTACAGTTGTTGCGGCAGAAGAAATAACTGTTGATGTGTCAGTATCAGTTGTTAAGAGCGCATCTGCTACATATGAAGATATAAAATCTGCATTGGTAGAATTGCTCGATGATTATATAAGCAAGCTGGCACTTGAGGATTACAGTGCGGAATTAAGGGTTAGATATAACAGAATAAGCGCCATAATTACGGATATGGAGGAAGTTGTTGACCATGAAAACTTGTTGGTAAACGATGGGACAGACAATTTGCCTTTTTCTATAGATCAGGTTCCTGTACTCGGGGAGGTGACGGTTGATGGAAATCTTTAAGACTTCTGATGATTCGTATTATGACCAGCTTGTAACAATGGGACCAGCTTGGCTTGCAGAATTCAAAGAAATGGATGCGAATTACAGATTTGCAGCTTGGACATTGGAACTCATGGAGCATTTTCTTAATATGCTTGTGAATAACCAGTTTCCAATGCAATGTGATCTTAAGACATTAGAAAAGTTTGAAAAGCTTCTGAAGATTGAATACAATAACTCTCCTAATGAAGAGGAGAGAAGAAGAACTGTAGCAACTTTCTGGGCTGCAACAGGAAAAATGAGTAAATCGCTAATACATAATATTGTAAAAGAATATACCTGTTCGGATGAAAATGGAAACGTTTTTTGGGATGATGAAACACTGGTAATCGATTTTGATAATACTATCACTTCAAACGTGGAACTGTCCATGCTTCAAAGAATAATCCGAAGGCTGATGCCGGCACACATTCCGTTTCTGATTAGGTGTATGTGCTCTGTTTATGTCGGGGTATCCCCAAAGAGAGAGTATTTGAAACATTTATTTGACCTTGCAGGTACAATCCCTGGAGTTAACATTGGACTTGCTAAATATGAAAACGGGTTAGTTAATGAAGTCTCTGCCCATGGCTGGAATACAACATTTCCGTTATGTGGAACTGAAAGCATATGAAGTAAAATAAAAAAATGTAGACAAGGAGGTGCCTATGGCCTTATTGCAAAGCGCAGCACTCACTGGATACCGGAACTATACGAAACGAACAGTGTCTTATGCACGATACAAGGTGGGTTCTACTTGGTACACGGTAGAACTGTCATCCTGTGAGATTTTATCTACTGGAATTGTCCGAATTACATTCATGATTGAATTACAGGACATGTCAGGAACAATTACTCAAGTTCAGTTATATGATAAGAATGGCAATCTTTGGCTCGATAAAACAGAAGCTCTTAATCTGAGTGATGTTTCGGAGGGCTTTTTATATGTGGTGCAGATAGAAATCAAGGAGGTGACGAGCGAATGAGAGAACTCGTGAACTGGAAAGATCATGTTGTACAGTATCCGAACCGGTATAAGAACACAGATTTAGGTAATGGGTTGGTTCAGCTGGATAAATCACCGGGTGATATTGAACAGCAGGGAACACCGCAGTCTGCTTCAAACTTCAACAATATGGACTATGGGATCCTGGATAACCAGATTGCGAAGGCTATCATGCTGCAGTATCAGTTGAACCGGGACAGACAGATCGATGAACACTTTGATGCTGTGGAAGACACTGCAGATCTTATTGCTGAAGAGATTGCTCCAGAAGTCAGCGTAGTTACTCTGACAAATACCAGTAAGCAGCCGTTTAACAATAGCAAAAAAACAGTTGCTTTTACAAAAACCAGGAATAATTTGAACTATATTGTTGAATATGTAATACAGAGTTTTACTGGAGGTTGTGTTGGAGATGTAAAAATATCGGACAAAGCACTAAATGGATTTAAAGTGGAATTTGACGGTGGAGCCAGTTCTGTAACATTAAAATGTATCGCGAAGGGAGGAATGATGTAATGATCGTAATTGAAAAAAATGAAGGTACTAAAATTGATTACGAAGTTAAGAAAACAAAAATTACTTTTGATGATGAATTAATGCTTAATCTTGCAAAACTTCAGAAAGAAGAACCGGTGCATAAGGACATTTGCTATGACCCGGAAGGCGATCTGGTGATCGGATTGGAAGCCGGCAGGTATTATGTTGCAGAAGTAGATATTCCTCCGATTGAGTATGAAACAGTTGAACCGGAAGAGGAAGATGAAGATCCTACCATTACTCCGCTTCCTCTGGATATGGATAAGGTAATCCTTACCTTATGGAGTATAGATGATAAAACAAAAGTTAAGGAGGTAGAATAATGGCAAATTTTGATGCAGCTGCACTGGCACTCAAAGCTGTCTGTCCAACAAATGATATGTTGATGGATGATAAAGGTCTTCCCTCAGTCATGGTATATATTCCGAAATTCAAATTATCAGATGTGATTACAGGAGCATCTGATAGTATACATCCAGCCTTTATCATTAACGGTAAACAGATTGACGGATTCTGGATATCCAAGTACCAGAATGTTGTACAGGACAGCAGGGCTTATTCTCTTCCAGGAGAGGATCCTAAGGCTAGCCTCACTTTTGATTCCGCCAGAACATACTGTGAGACTAAAGGTGATGGATGGCATTGTGTGACAAGAGCGGAGTGGGCAGCTATCGCTCTTTGGTGTCTGAAAAACGGACATGCTCCACTGGGAAATAATAACTATGGCAAAGATACTTCTGAATCAGAATATAAGGCGATTCCAATGACTTTTGATGGTACTGGAAAAACTGTACATGTTGCCACAGGAACCGGACCGCTAACCTGGTCACATAATGGAGATTTTGACGGTATCTGGGATCTGAATGGAAACGTCGCTGAATGGCAGGGTGGAATCCGAACTGTATACGGAGAACTTCAGATTCTGGCTGATAATAATGCCGCTGATCTTGAAAATTCCCAGTCAGCTACATCTGCACAGTGGATGGCAATAGACGCATCTACCGGCGAGCTTATTAATCCGAATGGATCAGGAACAACTAGCGGATCCATAAAAATGGATTGGTTGAATAATAGGTGCACATATTCTGCTGAAAAAACAACTAATACTGGAAGTGGATCTTCAACATATTCGGGCTGTGTTTTTGCAAACA